GAAAGGTTAGCTGACATAAAAGCAACCCTACTATTTGCCCCACTTACAAGAGCATGGGTGAATTCATAAGAACCTATACCTGTGCCATCGGAGTCATTAGTTACTTTATGTAATTCAATTCTTGCGTTATTTGTATCGGCAGCTTCTACTATTGTTAGAACTGTTCCGAATCCTGCGATACTAGGAGAGTCTGTACCTATGCCAACATTACTGGTACTTACATCTACATACATAGCTGTTCCAGAAGTTTGGGCTTTTACTTCAAAGTCACCTGTGGCGGAAGCTGAAGCGTTTAAAACTGTTTTGAAAGTAGACTGATCGAAAGTCATAAAATCCTCAGATCCGAAATACCCATTACCTGAAATCTTCAGAATACCACTATCATTATCATCCATACCGATATAGAAATGATCTCCAGTTCCAATTCTAAATCGCATATATGCATCTCGACCAGAACCTCCACCACTAGACCTTGAAATAATAGAAAGTGATGAAGCTCTATTGAGAGAATCTATAGTGACAGAAGCAGGAGAAGAGGCTGTATTTAAGCAGTCTATACGACCGCCATTCACCGTAAGGTTGCCACCAAATTTAGCAGGGTTGCCACTTGCTCTGCTTATTGAAAATGCTGTTCCCGATAAACTTCCACTAGGGTCAATTACAAATGGATCGTCTGTAGTTCCCTCATCAACCCCCATTCTCCACCTAGTAAGACTACCACTTTTAAATCGTATGGAAGTGTCTTGATTCGACCCTAATCCCCCACTATTACTATGAATAATTAGCTCCGCTGATGCACCATTACCTCCATGCATCTCAACAGTTCTAGAACCTGTAACCCCTTGACCGAAAATAGTATTACCTGTGCTTACATCAGCATAAACCACAGTACCAGTTGTCTCAGCTAGTACTTCAAAATCACCAGTGGCTGAAGCGCCCGCATTAGCAGTAATTTTACCAGTAGAATCATTATAAGTAAGAGCACTCATTCCACCGAAAGCACCACCATCATTGTACTGAACCTGTGTGTCAGAACCACCTGGGGTCCCACCGCCACCACCACTAGGTAATGCTGAAATAAGGATTCTTTTCTTATTATTAGAGTCAGCGCTATCTTCTATTAAAAGATAATCAGCGCCAATAGGTGTGGCCTTAGATGTAATAGCAGAGATTTCAGCGGCTACGTTATTATGAAAAGCAGTAGTATCAATACCACCCCGAGTTACATAAATAACATTACCAGAATTATCGACTGATAATAAATCATCAAGAGTACCGGCTACTTTAGGAAAGGCTAAGGCCCCATTAGTTAGGATTCCCGTTGCGCTTTCGCCCCAACTACCAGAAGCCATTGCCTGTTCGCCACCTGAAGGTGCCCCAGATACTTGAATAAATTTATTCGCTGCTATTACTGCCATAACTTACTCCGTTTTTTCCTCGTTAAAAAGAGGAGTTAATAATTTATAGTGCTTGTTTTTGATGTTGACAGGCATATCAGTAATTTTAAGGCCATGCACATCAATCTCTATTTCTTGAGACAAAAACGATACGTTTTCTTTGCACTTATCAATTGCTTTTTGTTTTTCGGCATCTTCTAAATCAGCACCCACAAGAAATTCACCCATATCTTCCCAGGTCTTGCCATCAACTTCTTTTTCATCAAGCTTTTTTATAAGACTATCATCAAGGGCCATTGCTTTACGAATATCCGTACATTCTTTATTTATTTTATCACAGTTTTTATTAAGAGCATAACAAAACTTTACGCCCTCATAATCTCCGAGTGATGGGCTGTTAATTGACATTTGAAGCCCTAATAATTCCTGATGTGTAAATTTTACTTTCATTTTCGTTTCTCCGTGGTGAGGTTATGGTGTTTCAGATACTTGTATCCGGTCTATGTTAAATACTGCAATTTGCCTTGCAGATATGGGTAAATCTTGTGCAATACCCCAGTCACCGATTTCATAAGGCAATGGAAAAACTGGAAAAGCATTGTTTTCTAAATCTAAATCCGTGTCAGATGTAACTGGGTTACTAGTTGGCGTTGTGGTAGGTCCGTAAACTAAAGCAAACTCAACCCCAGATGTGTTTTGTGCCCACATCATACGCTCAACATTTGCTGTGAAAGAAGCCCCTGAATCTATTAATTTATTTGCTGTGAATCCGTCTGTGTTTCCGCTTTCGACTAAAGCAATATCAGATGGTTGACCAACACCTGAAGGGCCACCGGCCACCGATAATCTAGCAGCGGTGTCCATTACGTCAACCGTTTTGACACCAGGTATTGTGAAGATAGAAGCAAAAAGTCTTTGTCTTAAAACGTCTATTCCTGATCCGGCCATATCATTACCGGCTTCAGCAACGGCTGTTTTTATACGGGCCTCACCATCCAAAGGAAATGATTCCTCTGAATAAATAGTGTATTTGATCCTGAGAAAAATATAAACAGGCTCTGTGAATGAAAAGCTCATTATCTGTGGGTTGCCCTGTGAATCAGTATGTGAGCCGGTTTCATTTCCAAATGTTTGAATTCCGGCGGGTCTGACCTCAAATATCTTTGAAGCGATTAAATCTTTTGCTGTTGAACTAGAATCAGTAGTGCTTAAAATTGATTCAAATGAATGTGGAGGTAAACCATTAGAGTCGATTACATCAGTTCTATTCTCTAAAACAATAGCGGCAGTAATAAAAGCAAGGTCATCAACTAGCCTAGCCTGAATCGCCGGTACGGTAGCAGCCCCTGAAATCTGGGTGCTAGTTCTTATTCTGGCCCTGAAATCAATATCTGATTCAGTTTCTACACCAGATAAACCTAAAATGGCATTATCAACAGAATCCAAACCAGATACCGCTGTAATTACCGAACTGATTGTGTGTGCCGGTACTGCTATAACCCCAGTATTTACGGCTTTTACATTCCCTTCAGTTCCATAAGAATCTATAGTAATATTCGCTGTAATTGGTGTTGTGGTGAAAGTTGTTTGGAGCCCTTCAGCACTATCTGTACGCTGAATTAATAATTGATCATTATCAACAACAGTACGATATAAGCCTGGAGACTTGAATTGAATATCTTCAGAAATTTTTTCTAGGATATTTGTAGCAGTTTCGCCTGTACCGGTTGTGTGATCATAAGACTCAAGGGCGCCATCATCAAGATCGACTTGATATAAAGTAGAGTCAGCAACCGTATTTATTGAAATAATAACACCTGCAGCATTTGATAAATCAATTGTAGAATCAACCCCACCATTATCAAGCTCAAATCTTTCACCAGTTGCATCTTGTTCAAATAAAGTTCCCTCTGGAACTACTGTTGCAGTATCGCCAAAAAGCATTAAAAATGCAGTTGAACTAGTTGCTGAACCTCTTGTCAACCCAACGTTTGAGGCCACATTATCCAGTGGTACTGATTCTGCGCTATTTAAAAAGCTAGATAAATAAACTTTTTCGGCTAAATCCCATACTAAAGCTTCACGTTCAGCAAAAATACCAACGATTTGGCCTATTACACTTTCGGGGGACGAATCAACAGTAGCGCCTATTTCTTCCTGAAAATCTAATATAATTTCAGAAAAAATATCAGCTAACTTCTTTTTAGTTAGTCCAGTTCCATCAAGTCCAAAAGCCATCATTTACCTCTATACAAATATAGTTTCTGAGAAATCCACTATGCCATAAATCGTATTTACTTGAAATTCAATTTTAGCACTTCTATCACTTGCTAGTTCTAGTGAGAAAGAGAGTAATTCATTTACCCCTTCAGTCTCAATAATACGAGCCTTAAAAATGTTTTCAATGTTCGGCAGGTTAGGGTCTTTTACGAACACATCTTGGTAAAACGGGGTGCCCGCTTCAGTATCTAAAAACCACTCACCCCGAAAGAATGACAACCTGATTTGAAGGGATTGTCTAATATAGTCTGATTTATCTACTAATTTCAGATCTAACCCATCAATCAATAAATCTTTTTTCACTAAATCTAAAGCTAAATCAATCATGCAACCAACCCCGTACCATCGTTATCTTGGTTTATAATTTTTCCTGTTGTGTTTGCTATCATAGTAGTGGTAACCGCCGCCCCTCCATCTGTAGGTACTGGGACTGGTACGGTAGGGGTGTTTAACAAATCCCCCAAATTTACCGTAATACCATTGATTTCTAGGTTAGAAACGATATGACTTAAAATTTTATCGGTCAAAATATCCAAAAAAGCCACATGAGCAGGGGCATCTGTACTCAAATTGTTTGAAAAATTACTATCACCCTCTAAGGCTGTAATTATATCATTTTTTAAATTTGTAGCATTTAAAGCCATTTATCCAAACTCCGCGAAAACTTTATTACTCATGTTTTTGCCAGTACTACTTGCACCCGGTAATTGTGAATAGGGCGTACCAGTAAAAGGGTTTATGGTTTTTCCAGTCAAAACACCATCTAGTAATTCAGTGGTTCCCTCACCTATTTTTAATTTTCTACCATCCATTTTTATAAACAAATCATCGTTATTATCTGCAAAATTACTTTCATTAAAAGAATTCAGCCCTGGAATAGCGATTGCATCAGATAGATCAAACTTCCTAGAATCAAGGGGGTCAACATCTTTACCAGAAGCAAGCCAAGCATCAAGCGACCTTTGTGCAAAAATAATCAAAACTTTGTCACCCTTTTTCATTGGGATATGTAACCCGATCTTAGAAGTACCAGGGAAAACCACCGGAACTTCGCGAATAATAGGAAGCACCAAAGTCTCACCATTAAGGAATTTCTTTTTGATCAATGGCTTAACAGCGGCCTTTCGGCTCTTGAAATCATACTCTACAATTTCACCCGGCAAACTGGTGTTCATTTGGGCCATCATAGCCTGAAATGTGTTTTGAATTGCTGTAGCTAAATTAGGCGGCATCTTTTACATCCGTTAAAGTTTGAAACTCACCAATAAAATTGTCGCCTTTATGTTCTACAGAAACGACTGTAAAAACAGATTTGGGTATATCCCGAGATTCAGCTTGAACCCTTCCGCCTGGAATTATAAGAGGCTGCAAAAGAGAAATGAACCTCCAACCTGGGTTCGTCTTTTTTGATTTACCTAATGATTTTTCTGTCTCATCATTAATTCTGGTAGGGGATCTGATCAACCCAGACTTGCTAGTTAAACTAACAACTGAGGTGCTGTTATTTCCATCTAATGGAATGATTCTTAATTCATCATTTTGAATACTGAAATCCAAACCTAAAAGAGTAGTTATTTTCTTAATACCTTCACTAGCCAACCCACCAAAAGAAAAGCCCTGTTTAAGTCTTATATCCTTGATTGCAGTGTTTTTAAGGTCATTTGAAATGGGGTATAACTTCAAAAGAGTCTCGAGTATTTCTTTTGCAGAAGCATCTTTTTTAAACGAAACTGAAGCTTTTACTGTGTTTAAATTTCTAGCCCCATCCTGGGCTGAAATCATAGTAATCACATCAGCATTTTCTTTCATGTGTTCGATTTTGTTCACATCACCCACAAATAGAAGCTTTTCCCCTTCTGAATCAAGATACCCCGCACTAAGATAAATCTTATTTTTGTTTTCAGATTCAATATTTTTATCAAGCTGTTCACGCGTGGATTGACTTAAATTATAAACCTTAATACTCCCTATATTGGGTTCTTTGTTATTGGTTTTTTTAATATTAAAATTAATGCGTAAATTCTGAACCTTTACGCCTTGGCCTGCTACTGGCCCAATGTTGAAAGAGGTGGACCGATTAAATTGTGTCAATATCAGCCTCAGTTATATAAACCATTTTAACAGTTATTCCAAAATTATCCCTATTTACACTCGTTTCATTTTGGGTGGTATCAATTGCGAATAATTCACCAGGGGGTAAACCCTTGTCTGTGAACTGGTCCAAAAGAGGGTAAGATAAAACAACCTTTATTCCAGAAACTAAACTTTCATCTTCCAAGTTTTTAAAACTCATTGTCCAAAAACCAAACCTATCATTGTATGTGAAATTGATTTTATACGGAGTACCATCTAAACCAACCTCTAACTCCTGAGAGGTTATTTCATTATCTATAGGTATTACAACACTCATTATTATTTCACCAAACCGTTATAAAGCCCTGAAGCAAGTTCACCCTCTTGTACGGTAGTCTCATTTGTATTTACTTTATTTGATTCTGTTGAACCTGTTGTGTTTGATACATCAGTCGAGGGCCTTGGAATAGTAACTGTATCAGTGGAAACTGTTCGTATCTTCCTAAACCTAGCAGTAAAAGGCATCGCCTCACCTGTTCTAGCATCTCTCTGCATGTTAAGAGACAGCATGGCCATGTCAGAATAAGATCTAAGTCCAGTGACGATTTTAACCTTTAAAGGTTGGTGGTTACTACCGTTTTCTGTTCGCCCCGAAATATCTAAAAGAATATCCCTAGCCAGTTCAACTTGGTTTACTGAACCGGGCCTTTTTAAGTTCTTATAAACCAAACCACCAACATTTGCAGCGGTCCCAACGGCACCGGCTATAAATGGGTCAGTTTGTGAACCTACGAATTGCCCTAACCTCTGTACATTAGCTTGGAGTACTGGCGAGTTAGTTACAAAACCATTGATTTCTACTTCATCAGGGGCCGGCCTAATATGGTCTGATATATTAGCGCCCTCTTCAATAGGCCATTGAGTTACTTCGTTTTTGTAATCATGCGTTTCTTTTAAAGTCGCATCACATACCAATTCACCAATCGTAGCACCCTTTTTACTACCAAACAATAAGGAAACTTTAGATTCAGCCATTATTCAGTCACCGGTGAAGAGTTTA